AGGTGCCGCCGACCTCGCGGCAGGTGATCGCGGGCACCGGCCTTGCCGGTGGCGGCGACCTCAGTGCCGACCGCACCATCCGGCTTGCGGATCAGGCGGCGGTGGTGCCCGGCACCTACGGCCCGGCGACGGCGACCGTCAATCAGCAGGGCCAGATCACGTCGATCACCAACACGCCTATTCGCCAAGTGCCGTTGAACGTGGTTCCCGACGACAACTGGAAGCTGTTGCAGGCGGGTGACGTTGCCGGGGTGTCAAATTGGGTTCCTTTCGTCACTGCGTTGATCAGTGACGCCACCACCTACATGAAGGGGCTTCTCACCAGCGTTGCAGACGCGGCGGGCTTCCGTGCCGCCATCAGCGTGCCGCCGACCTCGCGTGTCATCGGTGTCACCGCGCCGATCACCGGCGGCGGCGATCTGTCGGCCAACCGCACCATCGGCCACGCCGACAGCGGCGTCGCTGCCGGGGCCTACACGAACGCGAACATCACGGTCGACGCGAAGGGCCACGTCACGGCCGCCGCCAACGGGGCCGGCGGGGCGCAGTCGATGGACGTGCAGACGTTCAACGGAAGCGGCACTTGGAACAAACCGTCCGGCGCGCCGAAGCGTGTGCGCGTGCGGATTTGGGGTGCGGGCGCGTCCGGTGCTTGCCGCGCCACGACCGGCAATGCGTCTGGCGGTGCGGGTGGCGGCTATAGCGAGCGGTGGTATGACGCTGCCACGCTTGGGGCGGCTGAGCCGGTGAGTATCGGCGCGGGTGGTGCATCGGTGCCGTCGTCCAACGCTGACGGCAATCCCGGTGGCAATTCCACCTTTTCGTCGGGCAGCAATCTGCTTACGGGTTGGGCCGGCGGTGCCGGGCACCACACGGCGGTCAGCGCGCAGACGGCTGCCGGTGGCGGCGGCGGTACGCATGAGGCCGGCGCAAACGCTTTTGCTACGGCTATGGGGGTTGGCGGCGCGCTTGGCGGCGGTTTCGGTTCTTTCAGCAACACGAACGACGCGGCCAATATTAACGGCGGCGGCGGCGGTTCGGGTCGTGACAGCAGCAACAACAGCGTGAACGGCGGCCGTGCGGCGCGGGGCGGCGCTGGCGGCGGTTCCGCGAGCAGCGCGGCGGCGGGCGATACCAACGGCGGCACGAGTATCGAAGGTGGCAACGGTGGCAACGGTGGTGTTGCCGCGACGGCGGGGCAACAGCCCGGCGGCGGCGGCGGTGGCGCGCGCGGCGGCGGCGCGTCTGGCAAGGGCGGCGACGGCCGGTGCGAAGTTTCCACGTTCTATTAGGGGTCAAAGTCATGGCGGAAATGAAGCGCTACGTGATTCTCGACGGCAAGGGCATCGTTCAGAACATCGTCCTATGGGATGGCGAGACGACATGGACGCCGCCGGAGGGCTGCACGGCCGAGCCGTGTCAGCCCGACGTGCCGTATTTCGTCGGCTTGAAGCCGGGTGAGAAGCCGCCGGAGCCGCCGCCGGATGACGGGCCGCCCATCGAAGATGACCCGCCGGCCGTCGCATGACGCCGCACATCCTCGACCGCTGGCTGACGCTGTGGATCACGCTGGCGGTCGGGGCGTTGTTCGGGTTCGTGGCGGGTTGCTTGGCGACGGGAGGGTGACATGAATTGGACGACAATCGGGGCCGGAGTGGCGGCGTGGGGCGCGTTGGCGTCGGTTCTCTTAGGTCTTGGCGGCTGCGTCCGCAACGATTACATGCGCGAGCCTTATGACCCGAAACACAGCGCGGCCGACCGCTACGGCCAGCGCAGCAAGTTCGTGGATGGCTTGTTCTGGCGCGACATCTGCGAAGGGGCGGGCGGGGAATGGAGCAACGGTCCGAACGGGGCGTGCAGCATCTTTCCATTCCAGCGTCCGTCGATTGGCGAGCCTGCTGGTTAACAGCAACGTGACATCATAGGAGGACTGTAATGGCCAAAGGATGGATTACCTTCGAGTTTGACACTGGCAGCGGCATGCCGCCCGTGTGGGGCGGCGCACCTGCGCCCGGCTTTCCCGCGCATCCGATTGCGCCGGGTGGTCCGCCGCCGGGCATCTGGCCCGATCCCGGCTATCCGTCGCACCCGATCTACAACCCGCCGGGCATCTGGCCGTCGCCGGGCCATCCCGCGCATCCCATCGCACCGGGCGGACAGCCGCCGGGCGTCTGGCCATCGCCGGGTCACCCCGCGCATCCCATCGTGATCCCGCCGGGCGGCATCGTCATGCCGCCCATCGTGATCGACGGGAAGCCGACGCCGCCGATCTACTATCCGCCGCAGGTGTGGCCGGGACCGGGCGTGCCGGGGCATCCCATCGTGCTGCCGCCGGACGTGAAGCCGCCGACAGTGTGGCCGCCGCTGCCGTCGCACCCCATCGTGATCCCGCCGGGTGGCATCGTCATGCCGCCCATCTACATCGATGGCATCGTGACGCCGCCGATTTACTACCCGAGCGATCCGGCGCAACCGGCGCATCCTATCGCGCCGGGTGGTGAGGTGCCGACGCAGCCGATCCAGCCGACGCCAGCACCAAAGCCCGGCACGCCGCCGGTCAGCGGTGCAAAGCCGACGCCGGGGCACTGAGGTGAAAGGGGCGCGCTGCGGTGCGCCCCACTTCACAGGAGTGTGACATGGACTACACGGACATCAATGGCGCGTTGTTGCAGTTGGCCATCATCAAGGACAAGGCGCGCAGCTTGATCGCGTTGTCTGACGCCAACTCGGCCTCGCGTCTGAGCGACGATGACGCGGTGACGACCATGGGCGACCTCGGCACCGAGATCAGCGATGCCGTCACCGCGCTCGCCGCGCTGCAACCTGTCGTCATTCCGTAGAAAGGAGAGGGTCAGAGTTATGGCAGACAATCGACGCGACATCATTCAGCGGGTCAAGGTCAATGGCGAGGATGTGGCGCATCAGATCGCGTGGCTCGTGCGCTACTCCAACGCCGATCCCGCCGTGGCCGGACCCGCCAAGACCATCGTGGATCAGGTTAACGCCAACGTGGCAGCGATCACTGCTGCGATGGCCGCCTACGCTGCCGCTGCACCGTAACTGAGAGGATCAATCGATGGCAACAGCACCAACCAATCCCCCGGCCGAGCCGAAGAACCCGACCCCGGAAGGAATGCGCGAACTCGACGCCGCGGTCGGTGGTGGCACCGTGCCAATCGGCCCGCTCGGCGGCCCGGCACCCAAGACCAACGCCGAACTGAATGCCGAGCGCATCGCGGCCGAGGACAAGGCCAAGGAGCAAGAGCGAGCCGAGGCCGAGGCCGTCGTTGTCGCCAAGAAAGGCGACGCCACGGTGGTCGCGGCCACCGCTGACAACCCCTTGAACTAGGGAGATCACGATGGCCTACAAGGTCGCGGCCAACGGGACGTTCTTCGAGAAAGCCAACCTGCTGCGGGTGGCGCTCAACAACTACAGCATGACCGTCATGGAGGCGTCGAAGCCGGGCGGCGGCACCAAGACCGATTGGGCCAACTTGCTGACCACGGCCAAGACGGCGCTCGACAGCGCGCACACCGCGTTCGCCACCGCGGTCGGCAATGCGGTGGCGGTGCCGACACCGGCGTCGATCACACCAGCCATCGGCTACGGCTCAATGACCGGTGCTGCTGGCGTCGCGGTGCCCCCGAACCCGTGATCGACAACGCCATCCTGCGTGCCGAGCTAGAAGCCGCCGCTGCGGCTGGCAACGCCGCTCTTGCGCGGATGGCGGTGTGCCGTGCTGCGCGCGACGACTTGCTCACGTTCGCGCAGGTGACCTCGGCCGATCCGGCAGCACCCGACGACCTCGGGATGTCACGCTACCGGATCGGCCGCCATCACCGTCTCATCGCCTCGTGCCTGCAAGCGGTCGAGATGGGACTGGAAACCCGGGTCATCATTTCGATCCCGCCACGCCACGGCAAGTCGGAACTGGCCTCGCGCAAGTTTCTGGCGTGGACCTCGGGGCGCAACCCCGACAAGTCGCTCATCTTCGGCACCTACAACGAGGAATTTGCGCTCGACTTCGGTCGCGACGTGCGCGGCATCATGCAACAGCCGGTGTACCAGCAGATATTTCCCGAGGTCGCGCTGTCGAGCGGATCGGTCGCCAGCAACCGCTTGCAGACGACCAAGGGCGGCACGCTGTTCTTCGTCGGTCGCGGCGGTTCGGTGGTCGGACGCGGCGGTCACAAGCTCATCCTCGATGATCCGATCAAGGATCGCAGCGAGGCCGACAGCAAGCTCATCCGTGAACAGCTTTGGCACTGGTTTACCGACGTGTTCATGACCCGGCTGATGGACGCGTGGTCGGCGGTGATCATCATCCTCACTCGCTGGCACGAGGACGATCTGGTCGGCCGCCTCACCGATCCGCGCAACGCCGCCTACGACCCGGTGCTGGCGGCACAGTGGCACGTGATCAACGTGCCCGCGCTCGCGGATCAGGACGATATTCTGGAACGCAAGCCGGGCGAAGCGTTGTGGCCCGAGCGGTTCACGCGCGAGTACCTTGAGGACATGCGCAAGCTCAACCCCGAGAGCTTCGCATCGATCTGGCAAGGGCGGCCCGCGCCTGAGAGCGGCGCGTTTTTCACTCGCGAGTGCATCGTGCCCTACCGGCAGAACGAACTCCCCAGCAATCTGCGTCTCTACGGGGCCAGCGATCACGCGACCTCGGCCCATCAGAAGAACGATCGCACCTGCATGGGCTTGGTCGGGGTCGACGCCATGAACGACATTTGGGTGCTGCCCGATCTGTTCTGGCGGCGCGCGGCGACCTCGCAGGTGGTCGAGGCGATGCTGACCTACTTCCAGCGCGAGCCGATGCTGTGGTGGGCGGAACGCGATCAGATTTTCAAGTCCATCGAGCCGTTCCTGCGGCAACGGATGCAAGAGACGAACACCTACTGCGCCATTCACCAGATGCCGAGCAACAAGGACAAGGTTGCTCGCGCGCAGCCGATCCGCTCGCGCATGGCGATGGGCAAGGTGCACCTCCCGGTCTACGCCAGTTGGTACGGCGAAGCGGTGCACGAGTTGATGGTCTTCGACCACGGCCTGCATGACGACTTCGTGGACTTCCTGAGCTTGATCGGACGCGGCCTGCACATCCAGCTTGCGCCGCACGGGCGCAGCGAACCGGCGAACGATGGACCGAAGCCGGGCACGTTCGGCTATCTGAAAGCGCAGAGCCGCCGCACGTTGCAACGCGAGCGTGCACGCAAGTACGGGGGCATGTGATGGCGATGGGTCCAGACATGATGGCGGGCGGTGGCGCGGGGCCGATGCCGATGCCAGCGGCCGAGCCGCTGCCGGGTGCGCCCGCGCCGATGGCCCTGGCGGCACCGCCCGTTCCGGGGGCAGCGCCCGATCAGCAGTCGAAGATGATCCGCACGCCGCCTGACATCAGCGAGAGCCGTCGTCAGGGCGTGGCCAAGCTGGTGCAGGAAATTCAACTCGACAAGGCGCATTGGCAAAAAGACTACGATCAGATGCACGAGGACATGAATTTCGCGCGCGGCTGGCAGTGGATCGATCAGCAAGGATGGGAAGACGACCGCTACGTCGCCAACATCGTGCAGCGTCACATCAACCAACGGGTGAGCGCGCTCTACGCCAAGAACCCGACGTTCGTGTGCAAGCGCAAGAAGCGGCTCGACTTTGCCGTGTGGGACGGCACGCCGCAGATGTTGCAGATGGCGATGCAGACCATGCAGCAGGCGGCGTCGATGGCGGTCAACCCCGCTGCCGGGGCCGCGGGCATGCAGCTTGTGCAAGGCAACCCTCAGATTGCACAGCAGGCGTTTCAGGCCGTGCAGCAGGCGCAGGCCGTGATGCAGGACGTGCAGCAGGGACTTGCCAAAAAGAAGATGTTCCAGTCGGTGTCGGACACGCTGGAAATCGTGTTTGAGCATTTCGTCGGTGAACAGGCGTTGCCGTTCAAGACCGAGATGAAACAGATGGTGCGGCGGGCCAACACCTGCGGCGTCGCGTTCATCAAGCTCGGCTTTCAGCGGGCGATGGAGAAGAAACCCGAGGTCGTGATCGGGTTGGCCGATGCTGCCGAGCGCATGGCGCATCTGCAAGCGTTGGTCGCGGATGTCGCAGACGGCAAGATCGATCAGAACAGCGCCGAGATGGAGGAACTGCGCAAGACCATGCAGGCGTTGCAGGCCGAGCCGCAAATCCTCGTGCGCGAGGGCCTGATTTTCGACTACCCGGCGTCGTGGGCCATCATCCCCGACCGCCGCTGCAAGCAACTCAAGGGCTTCGTCGGCTGCGACCGCGTGACCCAGGAATACATTCTGACGCCGCAGGATGTGAAGGAAATCTACGGCGTCGACGTGAGCGGCAGCTACACCGCCTACCAGTACGGGGCGGGCATGAGCGCCACCAAGCTGCAAGCCATGGGCAAGGGCGGCGACAGCAACGGGCAGAGCTATTGCTGCGTGTGGGAGACTTACGAGGCCAAGAGCGCCACCGTCTGCACGGTGGTCGAGGGCTGGCCCGACTACCTGCGCGAGCCGCTGCCGCCGACGCCGTGGCTGGAACGGTTTTGGCCGTGGTTCGTGCTGTCGTTCAACGATGGTGAGCATGACAAGCGCATCTACCCGCAGAGCGACGTGCAACTGTTGAAGCCGATGCAACGCGAGTACAACCGCTGCCGCGACGGCTTGCGCCGTCATCGCATCGCCAATCGGCCGAAGACGGTGGTGGCCAAGGGCGTCCTTGCCGAGGAAGACGAAGACGTTCTGAAAACCCACCCCGACAACGCCATCATCGAGATCGGCGCGATGCAGCCCGGGCAGAAAGTCGAGGACTTGCTGCAACCGTGGAAGGGATCACCCATCGATCCGGCGCTCTACGATGTCGACATGGTGTTCCAAGACGTGCTGCGCGTCGTCGGCAGCCAAGAGGCCAACCTGGGTGGCACCAGCAACAGCACGGCGACCGAAAGCAGCATCGCGGAAAGCTCGCGGCTGTCGTCGCTGCAATCCAACATCGATGACCTCGATGACTTGCTGTCCGAACTCGGGCGCGCGGGGTCGCAGGTGTTGTTGCTCAACCTGTCGCTGGAAACGGTCAAGCAGATCGCGGGCGACGGTGCGGTGTGGCCGCAGGCGAGCAAGAGCGAGGTGGCGCAGGAACTCTACCTTGAGGTCAAGGCCGGAAGCTCGGGCCGTCCGAACAAGGCGCAGGAAATGCAGAACATGAACATGATCCTGCCCTACCTCATCCAGATGCCGGGCATCAATCCGATTTGGCTGGCGAGCGAGGTGCTGCGCCGCATGGACGATCAACTCGACCTCTCCGACGCCATCGGCAAGGGCATTCCGTCGATTGCGATGATGAACTCGACGCCGCAGCCGACCTCGGTGGGGCAGCCCGAGCCGGGCGGTGGGCCGCAGCAGCAGGCAGCCGCAGGCCATCAGAACGCGCCGCAGCCCGCGGCCGGGGCGCAGGGCAATGCAACACCGACGATGCCTCACACGCGACCGGCGGTCGACCTACCGGCGAACGTCGCGCAGCGCGGGGCGGCGTAGCCATGTTGATTTTGTGTCAGAGTGAGTGTATGAGCGGACAACACACGGGGGTAACTCGCCTATGGCTGTAGCACCGGCCTCGCCACCGGAAACCTCCACACCGGCATCGGCACCCGATACCGCTGCGCCCGCAACGCCAGCGGTATCGACGCCTGCGCCGGACACTTCGGCTGCACCTGCGGCCTCGCCAGCCGCGCCTACCGAGGACGTGCACACGGGCTTGATGCAGGTGGCGACGGCCGCCCTCAAGTCCGTCCGGGGAGAGCCGTCCGCCCCGAATGGTCAGGGTCACGATGCTGTCAAACCGAACGGCGCGACACCGCCGGGCAAGGTCGAGGCGAAAGCCAAGCCCGAGCCGGACGGTGGCGCGCCGCCGGATATGGCGACCGACGAAGAACTCGCCACGTTGTCGGACAAGGCCAAGGCGCGATTTCAGGATTTAACGTCGAAGTTGCGCGTTGCGGATGAACGGGTCAAGGAGTTCCAGGGTCCGGCCGAACAGTTCGGCAAGATCACGGCATTCATGGATCAGTTCGGCCTTACCACCGAAGACATGGTGATCGCGTATGAGATCACGGCGCGGATGAAGCACGATCCGGTGTCGGCCCTCGAAAAACTGACGCCGATCTACCAAGAGCTTCAACGCCGCGCCGGGGCAGTCATACCCGACGACCTCAAAGAGAAAATCCGCACCGGGTTCATCGATGAGGCCACCGCCCGCGAGGTCGCCAAGACGCGTGCCGAGAAGCAGCTAGCCGACGCTCGCTTGCAGCGGGCGCAGGAAGTGCACGGCCGCGAGACGATGGTGTCGAGGAACGCGACCATTCAACAAGCCGTTGCCGATTGGGATACGCAGCAAGTCAGCAAAGACCCTGATTTCGAGCGCAAGCGCCCGCTGGTGGAACATACCGCGCGGTCGATCATGGCGAAGGAAGGGCGTGCGACGACGCCGGATGCCGCTATCGAGGTGCTGCAACGCGCCTTGAAGGCGGTGGACGAAAACATCGCTCGCTTCCGACCGCAGCCGCAGCCGACCCCGCGCACCCCCGCGAGTGCTGGCAACCCAGCAACGTCTCAGGTCGCCACCGAGCCGAAGTCGCTGCGTGAGGCAGCGTTTCAAGGGCTGCGTGGCACCTACAATTTTGGAGGGACATAGGGTCGATGCCGTTCACAACCGCGGAACTCAACAACATCGCGAACGCGGCCCTTGACTACTACATCAAGAAGCAGCCGTTCCTACAGACGATACAGGACAAGCCGCTTCTCGATGCGATGGTCTCGGGCAAGAAGACATTCCCAGGTGGCAAGGGGATGATCGATCTACCGGTCAAGGGCGACTACACGACGCAGATGGTCGGCTACTCGCACGACGACACGGTGAACTACGCCAACCCGGCCAACATCAAGCGGGTGTTCTACCCGTGGAAAGAGGAACACGCCGGTATCCAGATCACCGGCACCGAGTTGAAGATCAACGGCACCTCGGTGACCGACAGCATGACCGGCGAGAACACCAGCGACCACTCGGGTGCCGAGATGACCCGACTGGTGAACCTGCTTGAGGACAAGTTGGAGGACATGGGCGAAGGCACGTCGCGCTCGCTCAACAGCCAGATGTGGGGCGACGGCACCGCCGATCCGAAGGCCATCGCTGGCATCCGGGCGTTCATCTTCGACAGCCCGGCGGTCGGCGTTACCGGTGGCCTCGACCGGGCCGCCGTCGCGTGGTGGCGCAACCGTGCCCTGGTCGCGGGCGGTGCTGGCGCGATCCAGACCGACGTGGCCAAGCAGACGCTTACCAAGACGCTGCGCCGCGAGGTCCGGCAGCTTCGCCGCTATGGCGGGCGGCCGAGCCTGTTGCTCTGTGGGTCCGGCTTCCTCGATGACCTCGAAGCCGAACTGACCGAGAAGGGCTACTACACCGACACCGGGTTCGCCAACAACGGGAAGAACGAACTCGGCGTGGCCGACATCTCGATGCGCGGGGCCGGGACATTCAAGTACGATCCCACGCTCGATGACCTCGGCATGACACGCCGGTGTTACATGATCGATCAGAAGCACATCCAACTCTACGCCATGGATGAGGAATGGATGAAGCAGCACAACCCGGCGCGGCCCGAGAACAAGTACGTCTACTATCGGGCTGTGACGGTGACCGGCGGGATGACGTGCGATCAACTCAACGCCCATGGCGTCTATGAGAGCATCGCGCCGGTATAGGTAGGGGGAGAGTAACTTGCCAAAACACAACGACCTCGGCCTAGCGACGGACGTGCCAGAAGCCGCACGCCCGCCCATCCGCCGGATGGAAACGATCACCTGCACCGTGCGCAATGCCGGTGACGTTCGCAATGAGGTGATCCTGCACCGGATCACGCCGCCCGAGCTTTTGATCCTGCGGCGCATCCATGGTGGGGCCGAGGCCGTTGTGAATTGTTCGGTCGACGGCGCGTGCAAGTACACGCCCGCCACCGAGAAGCAACGGCTGTCGGTGAAATACCCCCGCTACGCTGCCCTCATCGAGCAGATGTTCGGGGGCATCTCACCCGATTTCATGACGACCTTGGCCGAGGTCGAGGAATTGGCGGCAGTAGAGCTAGGCCGGTCCGTGGAAACCCACGACGGGCCACCGGTGGCGCTGGAACCGACGCCACTCGATTAACAGGTACGTGACATGCGCGGAACAACGCTGGCCAACATGGTGCAGATGTTCCGGCTCGAAACCGGGCAGTCCATGCAATTGGCGCAGGGCCAGCAGACCCGCGAGCATGTCAAGCACGCCCTCAACCGCACCCAGGAAATCCTCTACGGCGATTTCGACTGGCCGTTTCTGCGCATCTACCGGGATGAGAACTTGCTGGCAGGCGAGAACATCTATTCGTGGCCCGACGATCTGGTCGTGGAGGACGTGCGCCAACTCTACGACAGCTACAACGGCCGCTACACGCCGATCAACTACGGCATCGGCATGGATGACCGCAACGCCTTCGGTCCCGACGACCGCAGCGACCCGGCGCTGCGCTGGCAGATCGTGGACGCCCGGCAGTACGAGGTGTGGCCGACACCGGCCTCGCCGCGCACCCTCAAAATCTACGGCTATCGCGCCTACGTGCCGTTGCTGTCGGACGGCGACACCTGCATCCTCGATGACAACATGATCGTCTTGTTCGCCGCCGCCGAATGGCTGGCGCGCAACAAACTGCCCGACGCGGCGGCGAAGCTCGACATCGCCAAGCGTCTCCGTGCCCGACTGCAAGGTCGCCTCGTCAGCGACAAACGCCGCAACGTCATCCCTTTGGTGGCGGGGCAATCGCCCAACGCAGTGTACCTTGCGCGGTCGGACCACCGTAACGTCGACTACCGCGCTGTGTACGGGCTGCCGCCGCCGATCCCGCGGTAGCGATGCCCTACATCCTCATCGAGAACTTCTCGGCCGGTCTCGACACCCGCCGCGCTCCGATGGCTGCGCCGCCGGGCACGCTGCGGGTTTGCGACAACGGCCACATTACACGCGGTGGTGAAATCTCGAAGCGGCGCGCGTTCGTGCCATGGCTCGATGTCGTTGGGACCAAGGGTCTCGCGTCGCTGCTGACCACCTACTACGTGTTTGGCTCGGGTGCGCGCCCGGCCGGGCTTGATCCGGCGCTCGGCTATCAGCAATTGAGCATCGCCAGCGGGTCGCCAATGGTGCGCGTCACCTCGTGGGATGTCATCGACAGCAAGCTCTACGTCGCGGCCGAGTTCATGGACGGTACGGTCGCGCATTTCTATGACGGCGTGTTGGTGGCCGACTGGTATGACGGCCGGGCGCGCGGCAAGTTCAAGATCGTCGGCGGCGTGACCTCGCTGGGCACGCCCGGCAGCGGCTCGCTTGAGATCATGAACGGGGCGGCGGGCGGTGCGATCACCAAGATACAGGTCGGTGGCACGACCGCGCCGAACC